CATATTTAACATCTACTTTATCTTACGAAACCACAGGATTCTCTCCTAAAGATATGATGTATAACGAAGCGCAACAATACTTGGCAACTCAAATTGCTAGAGCTATGAACGTACCAGCTTATTACATCTCTGCAGATATGAATAACTCAATGACTTACCAGAACATTATTGATGGCCGTAAAGAGTTTGTTGCATACTCACTGCAACCATTTATCTGTGCCATCGAAGATCGACTATCTATGGATGATATAACCCCACGTGGCCACGTAGTTAAATTTGCTATTGAAGAATCATTCTTACGTGCTGACACAATTAAGCGCTTAGAAGCAATAGAGAAAATGCTGTCGCTTGGCCTTATTGATGTTGAACAAGCTAAACAAATGGAACAAATGACACCTAATGGAAATGAGACAGACAATGCTACTTACGTTCAGTAGTCAAATTGAAAGCGCCGATGGCGAACGCAGAATCATCGCTGGCAAAATTGTGCCATACGAAGAAGTAGGTAACACCTCTGTTGGTAAAGTGGTCTTTGCTAAAGACTCTATTGAAATTGGCGATCCTGGCAAGGTTAAGATGCTTATGCAACACAAAAACGATAAGCCTATTGGCAGAATGCAGAAGTTTAATAAAGCAGAAGACGGCATCTATGCATCATTTAAGATCAGTGCATCAATGCAAGGCCAAGATGCTTTAATCCTTGCAGGTGAGCAGTTAATTGATGGTTTATCAGTAGGTGTAGATGTAAATAAGTCTGTACAGAAAAAAGATTATTTGTATGTTACAAGCGCTACCTTACGTGAGGTCAGCCTGGTCGAGACACCCGCATTTTCAGCAGCTATGGTTCAAAAAGTAGCAGCGAGTATGGATGGACCTGGCGAAGATTTAATTGAAAACAAAAAAGATGAACTAATCAACGAGATTTCTAATGCAGTAGATCAACTAAAGCTATTAAAGCAAGTTGAAGATGCAGTAGAAGAAACCAAAAACCAAACAGAAAGCGAGGCTCCTGTGGAAGACAAAGCAACAGCGCCACAAGAAGCAAAGGCAGAGGCTGCTACTCCTACAGTAGAAGCTGCTCGCCCAGTACTTACAACACCACTTATCCAAACAACAATTCGCACGCCAATTACTTCAATGGCTGCATACACAGAGCACAAGATTAAGGCTGCTCTAGGTAACGATGATTCAAAGCTATATGTAACAGCAGCTGATGATTCTTTCGCAACCAACCCAGCATTTTCACCAACCAAGTATCTAGCAGAGTTTGTAACTAACACTCGCTTTGGTACTCCAGCAATCGATGCGTGTTCACAAGGCACACTACCAACAAGTGGTATGTCAATATCTGTACCTTCACTTGTTACCAGCGTTGGTGGCGGTTCAGGTGTTGCACCAGAAGTTACTGTAGAAGCAGAAGCAGGCGCAGTACAAAACACAGGTATGGAAACACAATACCTAACAGCTTCAGTTTCTAAGTACGCAGGTATGAACACACTGTCTGTTGAATTGTTAGAGCGTTCAGATCCAAACTTCTATGCAGAACTTACTAAGCAATTAGAGTATGCATATTTAAAGCGCTTAGATCAGACTGTATTAGCAGCTTTGATTCAAGCATCTGCTAACGGCACAAACACATCTGCTGATCTTGATGGAATTGTTGCATTCTCTGCTGAGGCTGCACGTACCATCTACACAAACACTGGTTACTTCGCACAGAACTACATCGCTAACCCAGCACAATGGGGTGCGTTGATTTCTGCACAAGACACCACTAAGAGACCTGTATTTACTGCTTTGCAACCGATGAACGCAGCTGGACAGGTATCAACAGGATCTATCCGTGGTAACGTGCTTGGCCTTGATCTATACGTAGACAAGAACTTCACTGCAACTACATTTGATGATGATTCTGCTGTAATCCTTGCGCCAGAAGCATTCACTGTATATCGCTCAGCACAAAACTTTATGTCTGTTAATGTAGTGTCAAACCTACAAGTACAGGTAGCAATCTATGGTTATATGGCAACACTTGCCAAGATGCCTAACGGAATTGTCAAGTTTAAAAAGACCTGATAAGACCCGTTAATCAATAAGTAATCCCCTGGGGTTTAGTAGCCCTAGCCCTGGGGGAGTTTTTTAGAAAAGGAGTAGAGATGGCAGCCACGTATGTAACTGTTGCTGAACTTAGAAGCAACTTAGGAATTGGCTCACTTTACTCAGATGCGACTGTTGAAGAATGTGCGCAGTCAGCAGAAGATTTACTTAATCAATATCTTTGGTTTAATACTGCCCCAGTAGTAGGCACAGCATTACAAGATAACGTGGCAACACTTATGCTTGCTAATCCAAACGCATTCGTTGCGACCCAATCAATAGTGGTAAGTGGCTGCGGTGCCACATTTAATGGCACGCACACAATCACTGGCACAATTCCACCAACATCTGGCACTACTAGCCTTATCCCAGTATTTATGTATAACTACGGCCAGGTTAATTACCCTAATGGCTATTCATTTGTTCAATATGCCAAAACTGCCGCAGACCAAACATTTCACAAAGTAGCACCATATGGAGTGGCTACAGGTCCAGATCACAAAACCCAATCTTATGCGACCACCCCAGCTATAAGAGAAGCCGCGATGATCCTGGCCACGCAAATCTGGCAGGCTAGACAAACGCAGCAGACTGGGAGCGTAGGTATGGATGGGATAAGTGCTAGCCCCTATAAAATGGGTTACCAACTGATAAATCTTGTCAGGGGTCTCATCCAGCCTTACGCTAGTCCTGCATCACTGGTGGGCTAATGGCTGCAATAAGCACCCTACGTGGCACGCTAGCAACCGCTTTAGCAAACGCTGGAGTATGGTCTACCTTTGCATTTCCACCTGCAACTTTATTAGCGAACAGCGTAGTTATTACCCCAGCACCTGATTACATTGTGCCAAGCAATAACAGCCAGACAAGCATCGCACCCCTGGCTAATTTTAAGATTCTAATAACCACACCTGCATTTGATAACCAAGGTAACTTGCTAGGTATGGAAAATTTTATTGTGGCAGTAGTAACTAAACTAGCGGCATCGACCCTGGTTTACAACATATCAAGTGTCTCCGCTCCAGCTATAACTAACGCAGCTAGTGGAGATTTATTAACGTCAGAAATCACTGTATCAATCCTAACGAGCTGGAGTTAAAATGAGTACACACGAAGAAGATTTAGCCTTCTTGAAAAAGACAGGCCAAATAGCAAGCGCACCAAAACCAACTGCACAAACTAAGAAAGATGAGGAATAAACCTTGGCCATATATCTTAACAATAACGTAGGTGTCAAGTTGGCTACCAACGCTGCACCTACAGTACCTTCAATCGACATTAGCTCATACGTAACTAATGCCGTAATTAACCAAATCGTAGATGAGTTAGAAGTAACAGCTATGGGCGACACATCCCATAAGTTTGTTGCAGGTCTACAATCAGCAACATTCAGCGTAGACTTTATCAACGACTGGGCAGCAGCTGCAGTCAATGAGACACTTAGCGCAGCCTTTGGCAAGACCTTATCAGTATCAGTTATCACTGTTAAAGGCACTGCCGTATCAGCTACAAACCCAACTTACCAATTCTCAATCCTGGTAAATAACCTGACCCCAATCGGTCAAGGTGGCGTGGCTGAAATTGCAACATCAAGTCTGTCCTTTACAGTAAACTCCGCAGTAACAGTGTCATCATCGGTGGCATTTTAACTAAGGAGTAACAATGGCAAAGCTAAAGATAACAAGGGCTAATGGTGAAGTATCAGAACACAAGATCACACCAGGTGTCGAGTACGCTTTCGAGTTAAAGTACGGATCAGGAATTAGCAAAGTCCTGCGTGAACACGAGCGCCAAACAGAGATATTCTGGCTGGCTTATGAATGCTTACGCAGGGCTGGCGCACAAATACCTTTATGGGGTACAGAGTTTATTGACACTCTAGACACTGTTGAGGTATTAGACGAAGAAAAAAAATAACTGAGCGGTCTTCTATTGCTTACACTATTGCGCAGTTAGCAGTAGAAACTGGGATACCGCCTAGCGAGTTTATTGATATGGATACTGAAATGTATCTAGCAATAATCCAGGTATTGACAGACAGAGCTAAGGAGATCAAAAATGCCAGTCGTGGTAAACGGCGTTAAGCAACTCCAGAAGGCTATGCGGGATGTAGACAAAGACCTCAATAAAGAGATGTCTAAAAACGTTAAGCGGGCTATGTTAATTGTGCGTGATCGAGCACGTGGATATTTGCCTCAGCAAAATGAAGTGTTAAGCGGCTGGGGTAAAGGCACTGGATCACTAGATACTATTAAAGATCCCAAAAGATTATTCCCACCATACGATTATGCTTTGGCAGTAGGTGGCGTTGCCTATTCAGCAGGTCAAAACAAACGCAATAACAGTGGCTATAGAGCTGCATTTTATGTTTACAATAATTCTAGATCAGGCGCAATCTTTGAGACTGCTGGCCGTTTAAATAAACCTAGAGGCAACAAATCATTAAACCCTAATGCACCAGCTCAGTTTAACTCTGCAGCTGAGATGCTAAGCAGTATGAAGGGTCAAGGCAAACAACGAGGCCGTGTTATTTTCCGTGCTTGGGATGAGACTAAAAATAAAGTTATTCCAGCTGTGGTTGAGGCCATTGACACAGTAGCGATCAAGTTTAAAAAAGATACCGAACTTAGGAAGGCTGCATAGTGCCTAATTTAATTGTCAGCGCAGTCAGCACCTTTGATAACAGAGGACTTAAAAAAGGCCAGAAGGAAATTAGCAGTTTTGATAAGAGCCTTAAAAAACTGGCTGGCACTTTTGCTACTGTCTTTGGTGCTCAGAAGTTATTGCAGTTTAGTAAGAATGCCGTTAATGCCTTTATGGCCGATGAGAAGGCAGCCAAGTCTTTAGAGTTACAGCTGAAGAATACAGGCTTTGCGTTTAGCGCACCTGGCGTAGAGAATTACATATCTAACCTACAGTCTTTATATGGCGTATTAGATGACCAACTACGCCCAGCCTTTCAACAATTACTTACAGTTACTGGATCTATCACTAAGAGCCAAGAAGCATTACAGACAGCATTAAACGTAAGTGCAGCCACAGGTAAATCTTTAACCGAAGTCAGCGCAGCATTAACACGTGGCTTTAGTGGTAACACTGCAGGTCTTAGCAGATTAGGTGCAGGCATAAGCAAAGCCACACTTAAAACTGGCGATATGGATAAGATTATGGGCGAACTTAATAAGAAGTTTGCTGGCCAGGCTGCAGCTAGATTAGATACTTATGCAGGCAAGATGAGTTTGCTTACTGTTGCAGCAGCAGATGCCCAGGAGACAATAGGCAAGGGTCTATTAGATGCCCTGGCTTTATTAGGTAAAGACACAAACATCAGCACAGCTACAGATTTAATGGATAACTTTGCACAAAGCACAGCAGATGCAATCCTTGGCGTGGGTGTCTTAATCAGCAAACTTAAAGAGATTGGCAACACCAAAGTTGGTGGGGCATTATTTGATGTAAAGAATATTCCAGTGCTAGGTGCTTACCTTGCAGGATTCTCAGAGTTAGGCGCAGCACAGAGAGCGAAGACTGCACCTTCTAACGCAGAAGGCAGATCATCTAGCCGTATTTACTTGCAACAATTACGCTTAGAATCTAAAGCATCTAAAGATTTAACAAATGCAAAAAAGGCAGAAACCGCAGCAACAAAGGCTAAATCAGAAGTAGATAAACTTAAAGATAAGTTTGATATAGAGCGCATAGGATTAACTTTGGCATTAAATCAGGCTACCGATGAAGAGACTAAATTACGCCTAAGAGCACAGTTAGCAATCCTAGATAATAACGAGGCTTTAGCAAAGAAATATAATGCTGAGTTAGGCGCTGTAGCCGCTGCCAACGCTTTGGCTACTTCTGCCACTACAGCTGCAGGTGCTTTAAACTTCTTGGCTAGTGGTATGCCAGCGCTGTTTAACTCTTTAGGAGAATTGACTGGCCGAGGCCGTAATCAAATAGCGCCAGATGAGTTTGCCAGACTGCCACAAGGTGTAACTAATATGGGCGCACAGACCGCTGCAACAGCTGCTGCTACTGCACAAACCACAGCTACATTAACCCTTGATCCAAACGCTAGCAGTGATAAATTAGTGGCTGCTATTGGCGAGTTAGTACGAGTAAATCTTAAATATGGCAACAAGTTAGTACCAGCAGGAACTATCCAGTAATGGCTGTACCAACGATCAATGCTGTAATTAACTTCTCAACTGGGCCAAGTTTTGCGCAGGCGATGATATTAGGCACAGGTATATTAGACGTAAACGTATTAGCAGATTCTACTGCTGTAATTGTCGATGTATCAAACCAAGTCAATTTAATACAGACTAGCCGTGGCCGTAATGCTTTAGCAGATCAATTCCAAACAGGGCAATTAACTTTACGCATAGTAGATCAAAACGGAGATTTTAACCCGACTAATCCATCAGGGCCATATTACGAATTGCTAACACCTATGAAGAAGGTGCAAATCTCTG